GAGTCAAAAGATTATGAATGGTCATGCAAGAATGGCTATTGATAATCTAGCCTTATCAGGCTCTTTAGTCTTCGATGTAGATGAATCAGCCCTAGTAGGTGGACAATCTATGGAGATATATCCTGGTAAAGTCTTTAGACGACAGGCGGGGATGCCTGGTCAAGCGATACACGGTGTTAAGTTTCCGAATGTAACTCAAGAAAATATGCAGATGTTTGACAAGTTTAGGCAGTTAGCAGACGAACAAACAGGTATTCCTAGCTATAGTCATGGTCAAACAGGTGTTCAGAGTATGACACGAACTGCTTCTGGTATGTCTATGCTACTAGGTGCAGCCTCTTTGAATATTAAAACAGTGATAAAGAATTTAGATGATTTCCTACTTAAACCTCTTGGAGAATCATACTTCCAATGGAATATGCAGTTCTTAGAAGGCAAGTTAGGTGCGGTAGGTGATCTAGAAGTAAAAGCAACAGGTACAAATAGCCTGATGCAGAAAGAAGTAAGGAGTCAGCGATTAACTACATTCTTACAGACTGTACAGAATCCTGCTGTGGCTCCTTTTGTTAAAATTAATAAGCTTATTAGTGAGCTTGCCTATAGCTTAGACCTCGATCCAGATGAACTTCTGAATGATCCTGAAGAGGCAGCTATCATGGCACAGATTATAGGAATGCAAAACAATGGTGGACAAGTCCCTGGCGAAGAAGCTGGCCCCGCTGGTCAACAACCCCCAGGCATGGGAGGCCCTGAAGGAGTACCTGGGCAACCAGAAGATCTTGGAGCAACGGGTACTGGCGGTGGCAACATCGGAACTGGAGCTGTTCCGCAGCCAGGGGAGGCTGAGTTCGCTGGTACGCCTAGAGCAGTTGAAGGATGAAGTCAAAGAAGCCCTCGACAGAGAGTGACTTTAAATGGGATGAAATTTTAGGAGGAAAAATGCACAAAGAAAGTATAATGTCAACACCTGCTGTATCCGTTACAGTATTTAATCCTCCTGAAAAGAGAAAAAAGAAGTATGGGGGTTCCATGATAAAGAATAAAAAACGTCTAGGGTATGCTGAAGGTTCATTAATGGTTGCTTCGGAAATGGAAGATATGCCAGAAGATACCTATCCTACTGTTCCTCCTGAAGAACAAGCAGCAGTAGAAGCTGCACAACTTTCAGATGGAGAAACAGAAGCAAACTATCAAGATTTTGTAATTGATGAATCTTTAGATGAAGAAGAACAAGATTATTTAATGAGTGCTCTGGAAGCTGATCCTCTTTTAAGCAATATATTTGATAAAATTGTAGATACAGCGGCAGAGTTTTCAGGAGAGGGCGAAGTAGAAGGCCCTGGAACGGGAGTTACTGACTCAATACCAGCTAGATTATCTAATGGTGAGTTTGTAATGACCCAGAAGGCTACTGATCAAATAGGCGCAGATAACCTCCAGACCCTTATGGATGAGGCAGAACGCGCTTATGATGGTGGGCTTCAACGAATGGAGTACGCATTTGGCGGTATAGTAGGCTCAGATGAAGAGGAACTACTAGAAGAAGAGGATGAGGAAATCAAAAAACAAATGCTTTCCGCTAATCGGATGCCAAGCGTACAAGGATAGAGCTACCCGCAAGGCCCTCTATCATTTTATTAATTAACGGCTACCTTGGAATAGGCAAGCCCCGACTTTAGTTCTAGGCCAAAGAACTAATTAGTTTGGCTACCTTGCATGAGACAAGCCCCGTGAAGGAGAGTGATATGTCAGAAGTAGAGGAGAATTTAGAAGAACCAGAAGCGAATCCATACAATGCAAAGAAGTCCTGGCATACGTCAGAAAGACCTCAGATGCAAAGTGCAGACTCGCTCTTTTACGAACAACAGGCTACCCCAGAAGAGGCCCCTGATGTAGAAGAGGAAAACCCTCCGAAACGTAAAAGAACAAACTATAAAAAAAGATATGACGATCTAAAAAAACATTATGACGATAGGGTTTCTCAGTTTAAACAACGAGAACAAGAACTTTTAGCAGAGGCTCAAGCGAGTCAACCGCAGTACGAACCTCCTAGAAGTGTTGAAGATCTTGAAAAGTTTAAAGAAGAGTATCCTGATTTGTATGAAACTGTCGAAACAGTTGCACATTTACAAAGCGAACGTCAAGTCGGAGAACTTCAAGGTCAGCTATCCGCGATTCAAGAAAGAGAATCAGAGATAATGCGTCGTGAAGCAGAGACATCTTTGCGTGACCGACATCCAGATTTTGAAGACATCAGAGGAGATGATAGCTTCCATGAGTGGGCAAAAGAACAGCCAGAACAAATACAAGATTGGATTTATAATAATCCTGATAATGTTACTTTAGCATCTAAAGCAATAGATCTTTATAAAATAGAAAATGGTATAAATGTTTCTAAACCTCGTAGACAATCACGACAAGCAAAACAGTCCAAGGAGAGTTCAGCAGCCGATTTAGTTTCGACTAAAACTACTACGGTAGACGCTGCACAAGGACCTAAAATTTGGACTGAACGGGAGATTTCTGCGATGTCTTTAGATGAGTTTGATGCCCATGAAGATGAGATTAATCAAGCCATTACAGAAGGCAGAGTAATGAAGTCATAATTTTGTCTAATTTGGAGTAAATAAAAATGGCATATAATCAAAGTGACCAATATTTTGAACCAAGTACAGATACAGATGCCAACTTTGGTAACTCCGTAAGTGGTCAGAATAATTCGTTTTTCTTACCTGCTGTCTATTCTAAGAAGGTTCTAAACTTTTTCAGGAAAGCCTCTGTAGTAGAAGCTATCACCAATACTGATTATTCAGGTGAAATTGCTAACTTCGGAGATTCTGTAAAAATTATAAAAGAACCAACGATTACTGTTTATCAGTATGAACGTGGCGCAGATGTAACGCAAACGAAACTGACCGACCAAGAAATAACGCTGGTTGTAGATACAGCTAACGCATTTAAGTTCAAGGTGGATGACATTGAAAGCAATATGTCCCATGTGAACTGGCGTGAAACTGCTTCTTCAGCAGCAGCGTATGCATTGCGAGATGCATTTGACGAAGGTGTAATTGCTACCATGTTTAGTGGTGTCTCTGCATCTAGTCCTAACCATATTCTTGGATCGGACAGCGCGACTGATCTTGCGGCTGGTACGTTTGATGGTACAGGTAATCTTGACATTGGTTTTGGAACGTCGGAACATGACCCTATAGATGTGTTGGGACATATGGCTCGTCTATTAGATGACCAAAATATCCCTGAAGAAGGACGGTGGTTTGTAGCCCCGCCTCAATTCTATGAGGTTCTTTCTGGTACGGCATCAAAACTTTTATCAGTGGATTATAACGCTGGTCAAGGTTCAATCAGAAACGGTCTAGTTAGTTCTGGTAAGCTACGTGGTTTTAATATGTACAAGACTAATAACATTGCAAGCACATCTAATGCTGCTGGTAAAGTTATTGCTGGACATATTAGTTCAACTGCGACAGCTCAGACAATTACAAGTTCTGAAGTATTACGAGATCCTGATAGTTTCGGTGATATTGTACGAGGTCTTCATGTATATGGAGCCAAAGTACTACGATCTGAAGCATTAGTATCTGCGTTCTACGGCGTGGACTAATAATTAAGAGAAATGGGGGTCGGATGCGGCTCCCTTTTCTTTTATTTTTTAATCATTAATTAAAGGAAAAAAATATGGCAAGCCCAGTTATAGATATAAGAGATACGGGTAGAAACTCAGCAAGAACAGGGGATGTCCGTGCGCTTTCTGATAATGTAGTGAGTTCTTGGACTTCAGTAACGACAGGTACTATTGCAGTAACGGATGATACCAATACTGATGTGAATTTTACACAACCAGCCGATACGATTCTTCGTAATCTTATTGCTATTCCAGCAGGTAACATTGTTACAGGCGGTAGTAGTGGTAATGATTTAGACTTTTCATTAGGGACTTCTTCAGGCGGTACTCAAATTATTGCTACTGAAGCTATTCTAGATGATGGTGGTTCAGCAGTTACTTGGACGGCTAATGCACCTTTGTATCTTATTCAAGATTCACATGGTCATGCAGCTAACGCTTTTGTCAGTACTAGTGTTACGGCAGGTGTTGTAGGTG